ATGTGGACAACCTCTTTTATCAAATTCAATGAGTATTGGATTAACTAAAGATGGGTGACCTAAGAAACTTTTGTTTCTTAAACCACTTGTTGATCAAAAATCATTACCTTGTATTAAGTTTTGTTTAACAATACTTAATTTTTCCAGAAGTTTCCAATTAGGAAAGGAATGGAAAAAGGTAAAACCTGATTACTCTACTATAACTAATCCTTCAGAAATGAAGATAGTTATACCTAGTGGATATATTAAAAAATTTGTTAAAGATTTTAATATAAAAGCTAGTATGCCTACATTTGATAAAAAAAATATTTACTTATCAAGTAAGGCTGGACCTCAAGGTCCAGCCACATTAACAGCTCATAATAATTTATTGTTATATAATTATTATGAAATGCAATGTTTATTTAATTTAACTGATGAAGCAGGTAGAGAATTCTTTATCAAATCATATAATGATGCTTGAAACCGTAATCTTCGACCTAATAAAATTAATTGTTTAGGAAAGATAAGTTTCATAAAGGATCCAGAGGCAAAATTGAGATTAATAGCCATTTCTGACTATTTTACTCAACTTTATCTTAAGGTTATTAATGATAAGATTTTTAATATCTTAAAATTATTACCTTGTGATAAAACTTTTACTCAAAATCCTTTTCATCATTGAGATTTAAATAATAAAGAAAGGTTCTGATCTTTAGATCTATCTTCAGCAACAGATAGATTTCCTATTGTATTACAAAAAAGATTATTATATTATATTTTTAAGAATAATGATATAAGTAATTCTTGATTGTATTTATTACAAAATAGGAAATTTATGACTCCAGAAGGTTTTACTGTTTCATATAAAACAGGTCAACCTATGGGGACATATTCCTCTTGAGCTGTTTTCACATTAACTCATCATTTATTTGTCCACTGATGTGCACATTTAAATGGTCTTAATAATTTTAATCAATATATGATTTTAGGTGACGATATCGTTATTAAAAATGATAAAGTTGCTGAAACATATATTAAATATATAAAATTATTAGGTGTTGAGTTGAGTTTGGCTAAAACACACGTATCTTCTGATACTTATGAATTTGCCAAACGGTGAATTAGACCTAATGAAAAATTAGAGTTAACTGGTATTCCAATAAAGGGAATTGTTGAAAATTTCAAGAATCCTTTTATTGTTTTTACAATAATTTATGATTATTATAAAATTAAGAAAAACAGTTATTATTCTAGCTATTCTTTAGTTAGACTAATTTGTAACCTTTATTATAAGTTTTCATATTATAAAGGAAAAAATAAATTTTTCCTTAATATTAATAAGAAAACTTTTAATAAAATAAGAGCCTTTTCCTTAGCTCTTGATATAGAGTTTGGTTATTATTCTTATGACAAATTAAGAAATTTATTTGTCAATAAAAATACTAACGAACAATATGTTATTCCGAATGAAAGAGTAGCTCTTTTAGAATATAAAAGAATTCTTTCAACCGGATTAGCTAAGGTTGTTTCAAATATTAATTCAAATATTATTAATAATCCTTCAAATTTATTATCTAAATTTGATGTTATTGATAAAAATGAATTACGATGAAACACTTTATTCTTATCAATCTATAATGTCATAAATAGACAATGAGAAATTGTTAAACAATGAGATTTATCATTAGAATTAACTCTTCTCGAGTCTGTTCATGAA